ACATCAGCTTAAATTCAGTCGTATAACGCAAAATGTACCCTCCTTACTGGGTGTCCAGTAAAGAGGGTACATTTCACTATATCAACGGTATCTTAAAAAGGTGGGAGACAGATGGATACGACGAATCAGAGGCTATCTCGGATGATGCCCCACAAATCCCAGCGGAGTTTCGCAACGTGACCTTTTAAAGGAGGAAAAATGGACGCATATATTGAGCAAATGTTCGAGCGAATAAAGAAAAAGATGCAGGATAGGACGCCGATGGAATCACATCCGTCAGACCCTGAAGACGGTATCAATTGCGCCGCCTGCAATAGCAGCGGATGGGTGCTGGAAAAGCATGGAGACCGTGAATCTATGAGCCATTGTCCCAAATGCTGGGAAAGGCGCCAGGTAGCAAGAAGATTGAAGCAGTCTGGCGTAAATCCGCAAGATTACGAGCGCTATACGCTTGACAGCTTCGAAGAAATGAGAAGTGAGATGGCAGCAAAAATGAAAGCGACGGCTAGGCGGTTTTTGGACAACCATGTAAAAGGCGGGCCTGGATTTGGTGTTTTTGGGAAATCTGGAATGGGTAAGACTCATCTTTGCATTGCTGTTTGCCAAGAATTAACAAGGAGATTTAAAGAACCGCATTATTATTTTTCATATCGAGCGGAAATGCCGAATCTCGTCAAGGCGGCAAGGAGCTTTACCGACGATTACAATGCTGCCATGGAAAAGTGGAAGACGTGTCCGAACCTCTACATTGATGATCTTTTCAAAATGAGTGGGAACATTAAGAAAGGGCGGCTGATTGATGTTGAGCGTGAAGATCTCCAAGTTATTTTCGATATCATCAATGCCCGATATTTAAATCATTTGACGACAATTTTCAGCAGTGAATACAAGGTACTAGATATTATTGCAGTTGACGAAGCTCTGGGCAGCAGAATTTATGAAATGGTGTCACCTTACGGCATCTTCGTCCAGGGCGAAAATCAAAGGATAGGAGGGGCTCAGCCATGAATAAAACCAAACGGATAAGAAGAAAGCAATGGATTAAGGCATTTAAACTGATGGGAGCAATGAATAACACCGATTTGCTTAACTTGTTTATCAGCAGGCTGTCACTAAAAGCCCTGATTTTCTTGCTGCATAAGGAAGGAGCTCAACCATGAATAAAATCATCTTACTGGGAAGGCTCACAAGAGAGCCAGAAGCGAGAATGACAGCGAACGACAAGCTCTGCACCACTTTTACCTTGGCCGTTGACCGACCATTTTCGAGGGGGAAGGAAAAAGAAGCGGACTTCATCAACATCGTGACCTGGAATAAGACGGCAGAGGTTGCGGGCAATTTTCTCCACAAAGGCCAGCGCGCTCTCGTCGAGGGACGACTCCAGATTAGATCCTACGAAGGGAAGGACGGTCAAAAGCACTGGGTCACGGAGGTCATTGCGGATCACCTTGAATTTGTGGAGCCAAAAGGAAGCAGCGCTCCATCCGGTCCCATGGATGCCTTTGGACCTGGCGGCGGGCCTGTCAGTCAGCCTGCGAAACCGCCGGCACCGAAGGTGGAGCAACAGAATTATTTCGAAGAAGAATTTCCGTTTTGACGAAAGAAGGCATGAAGAGTGAGAATCACAACGAAGAAGCAGCCTGAATCAGTGATTTTGCAGGCGGTCAGAAATGCACTCACGATTGAAGGATGGGATGTGACCAGGCATCAGCAGGGCCTTGGATGCAGGAGAGGATTCCCGGACCTTACGGCGCTGAAAGACGGCAAAACGCTGTACGTGGAGATTAAGACGGCGACAGGCAAGCAGTCTCAATGGCAAATTGAGTTCCAGCGCGTTTGTGAGGCTCACGGCGGGACCTACATTTTGGCCAGGTCAGTTGACGATATTAAACCGTGGCTCACAAGAGTCAGACCGCTGTTTTAGGAGGACTGAGTGATGGAATTTTTAATTGGCGAAGATGCCGCTATTAGGATGCAGGATGTGGTCGCTGTCTATATCAGGGCAGCGACGCTCCCGGCAGGACAAAACAGATTTTTTGTTTTAGCTAAAATCCGCAACTCGGATGATGCCATCAGCCTGGCGACCTGCGAAACAATGGATGGGGCGAATGGCATTCTGAAAGACGCGGTGAATAAAATCCAAGAAGAAACCGAGGAGGACTGAAAAATGAACATTTCCGATATTTCCAAGGTTGAGCGCAAGGGAAGCAATCTCTGTGTGTTGTTTACCCGTCGAAACAAAGCTAATCACTTCGACGAGTGCAGCATTAAGTATTCTCAGGCGCCGCATCCGGATTTTGAAAGAGCCTGGAAAAACGTCCTTGATGAGCTGGTCGCAATGGTACCTGAATGGGAGCCGGTGTCATTTGGGCTGGACCAAATCTCCAGGACGCTGAAGAAAAAAGAATGGATTTACAGCGCCAAAATGTCCATCTGGCCGCACGACGAGGTCTTGCCTTATGACAGGGAATTGATCCTGAAAAACATCACGCCAACGATTGGATTGTGTGATGCTATCGATGATCTCTGGCGAGAGGTCGGGGCGTATATCCAGGGCAAGCGGGCGCAGCAGGTACTGCAGTTTGGCGGAGTGAGAGTAGTGGACGAGGAAGCAGCAAAGGAAGCTAGATGACGGGAAGAGAGCTGCTGGAAGAAGTTAAGCATGCAAGGCAGCATCTTAGCGTTCTTAAGGACGAACTGAGGGAGCAGCGGTCTATGCTTGACGGCATCCGTGCCATTGTCTATGACGGGATCCATGTAAGCGGTGGAGTCTCCCGTGATGTTGCTGATGGGATTGATGCTCTGGAAAAGAAGAAGCTTGAAATCTGCAATGAGTGGATTAGTTTAGTCAATAAGCGTGCTCAGGTGCAAGCAATCGTAGCGAGGATGACAAAGCAGGAGCATAAGGACCTCTTAACCGAACGCTATATCAATTGCAAAAGGTGGGAAGACGTCGCAAGGACCATGAACTATGATCAACGGTGGCTGTTTCGACTTCACGAAAAAGCTATCAAGGAGTTCGAAAAGCTGTATAGCAAAAACACGCCATAAAAAGCCACTATAAAAATTTGATATGATTAAGCTGGCAGAAATGGGGACGCGCGGGAAGACTCGGCGGCCTTCTCCCGTCCCACACACCTGACTTACTTTTAATTGTCTCCCCTCACGAAAAGCGCTGTGGCTAGAAACTGCGGCGCTTTTTGATTTAATAGGGGGGTATGGTTCAAAAAATAGGACTATCAAAAGCGCATTCGGAGATTGGTTTTCATTTTTTCTCATTGAGGTGAACGTGGTGGCCAAAGCAAGCAGAACAAAAAAGATTAACGCAATGTACAAGTACATCTGGAGCCTTAAAGACCGCTGCGACAGCATCAGCGAAATCAACAAGGACCTTGTTGGGCAGTATTGTCGTTTTACAGTCATGGCGAACGAGATGGCCGAGGAAATCCAAAAGATGCTGGGAAAAGATGAGCCGGAAAAAGTGATGGGCTATATTGCGCTTTACGAAAAATTTCAGAAGATCTCCGTTACGCTGTACAAGACTTTAAAGTTTGATTCCATCAAAGATGAGCTTAAGGACCAGAAGAATCCTTTTCTGGAGCTTGCTCAGGAGGCGGCGCGTAATGGCAGTCTATAGGCGTTGTAATACTTGTCACAACCTTTTTGAGGACAGGGCGTGCCCGACCTGTGCAGCCAAACGCCAAAAGTCACGCCTCAATGAAGTTGAGTCCAGGAAGTTATACGCAAGCTATCGCTGGCGGAAATGCCGTGAAAATGCCATCATCCGCTTTGCTGCTTACGATATTTGGAAGATGGGAATCGGCGTGATCATCCAGTGCCGGCATCCAGTTGTCCATCACATCGTGGAAAGGGACGAAGCGCCGGAACTCATTTATAACCTGGATAATCTCATAACCTGCACGAATGACAGCCACGCTGAAATCCATGAGGCGTACCGAAAGAACAAGAAGGCTGCGCTTGCTAGGATCAGGCGTGGCATAGAAACCTATAAGGAGCTGTTCCATGATTGACGATGAAATTAGGGCCTTGACGGTTCCCAAAAAGCTAAAACCTTATATTGGGGATTACTACACGGCCTTGGTTCGTCGCGCGGAATCTGGAATGCTTGGAGATTCCGAGTTTAAGTGCTTCAAACGCTTCCTGGCGCTAAGTGAGAAATATGAGTTTGCTGAAAAATCTATGGACTTCATGTTCCGTTTTCTCGATCTTCTCGTTTTTATCGATGACGATGGGAAGCCGCAACATTTAAGGCTTTACCCAGTCCAGAAATTCATCATGTGTGCTATTTTCGGCCTACGAAGGCCGGACGGAAGATATTTAGTAAATACAGCCAATATCTACATGGCGCGAAGGAATGGTAAGTCCTTTCTGCTGTCAGGCGTCCTGCACTATCTGATGGCCATGAGTAAATTTAAGAGCGAGAAAATCATCCTGGCATCCTGCAAGGGACAAAATGCCACTATCTGTTTTGATGAGTTCGTGAATTTTATCGACAATGATCCCTTTCTCCGTGACACCTATGACAACGTCAACCGGACAGCCTGCTGGGCCAGAAATAAGCTGACCAACAACAAACTGGAGATGTTCCGAACGGGTGCAGGTGCAAAGAAGACTCTAGACGGCTTCACTAACCGTGTTGCCATCATCGATGAGGAGATGCTCTGTGACAAGATCATTACAAAGACCATCCAGGATGGGCAGGCCCATTACAAGGACCGTCTCCTTGTCACGATGAGCACAGCTCAATTTTCCATTGGTAGTGAAAACCACAAGAAATGGCTTAATCTGAGAGCGGCATTGTATGACGATGTGTTGCCTGATGAGACATTTCTCTTTCTCTGCGAGCCAAATAAGAGGGATGTGGAAAAAGGCGAATACACCAGCATCAAGGTCTGGGGCAAGGCGAATCCAGTTCTGCTTTTTGAAAAGGACGGTTACACCGTCAAAGACCATATCAAGCGGACTTACGGAGCTGAAGCGAAATCAGCGATGCGACAAAAGGGATTTGAACTGCAGAATTTCGCCACAAAGCAATGCAATGTGTGGTATTGCGCAGATGACCGCAGCCTCTGCACGCCGGATGAAATGAAGGCCTGTGAGGTTGACTATTCCTTTGAAGATGTCGTCAAAGCGGGCTATAAAACTTGGTATGTGGGCATGGACATGAGCCAGTCCCTTGATTTGACGTCCATCTATCTCTGCACCTATTACGGCGTTGCGGAGGATGGCAGTATCATCCCTGCTGGTGAGGTTCCGGACCATTACAGGCTGTTTTCTCACTGGATTTCCTGGCTTCCGAAAAACAAGCTGCAGAAACACATTGAAGCTGACCATTTCCCCTATTTTGACTATGTAGGGAAGGAGCTCTACCTCTGCACGGGCGGTGGCGGCGACACGATTGACTCTAATGATCCGTATGAAAAGCTGGTGGAGCTTAGAGAAAAACATGGCATCAGCTATGTCACGATTGCGGCGGATCCGTATGGCATCGCAGGAGTCCAGGGAAAGCTTGAAGACCTCTGTGACACCTTCATCCTGCAGAATCAATCCCCAAAAGCGCTCAGTCAATATCTGGAGGTCCTTTCTGGACTTTGGAAAGCGGGAACGATTGCTTACCAAAAAGGCCACGAAGACATCATGGAAAAGGCCATGACGAATGCCGTCATGTTGCGTAACCAGTCCGGATTTTACAGCGTCGAAAAAATGTCTCTGAGAGCTGACAGCAACATCCGCATTGACCCCGTTGATGCGATGGTCACGGGCTTTATTGCGGCTTATATTGACCACGAAAATGGTGCAGTCAACGGTGATGAGGCTGTTGCCAACTGGCTTGGGATGATGGGAGGAGTGATGGAATGATTTCACCGGAAATAGTCCAGGAATATCTTAAAGTCCCGGATACGGGCGGCTACGCCTTAATCAGCAGCATGATTGAAGACGGCTATGACTATCTTCGTGATGCTGTCGACGACTTTGATGAGCTTTACGCGGGAAATGAACGATTTAAGCGGAAAGCGGATGCTTGGGTGCTGAGATATTGGATGCCGGAAGCCTACGATCAGCGTGAAGGCGGTTATGACGGGCGCCTCACCATGAACTATGCGGCAAGAAGCCAGCTCACTCAGCTGCAGCTTTATAGAAAAGAGGGATAATAATGGAATTTCAAATTTTAGGACCGATTAAAAATTTAGCTGAAGAACAACCGGAACTGTTCAGAACATTGACTCTTAATAGTGATGACGTCACGCTTATCATCAACAGCCCAGGCGGCCTTGTCTTTGAAGGGCTCACTCTTGTAAACGACATCAAGGGTTGTAACCGAACGGTCACGGCGAAAATTAACGTTATTGCAGCAAGCGTCGCAGCTTATATCGCCCTTGCCTGTGACCATGTGGAAATGACGAAGCGCGATATCTTGATGCTGCATTCCTGTTCCTGTGCTGTTGATGGCAATAAAAAGCAATTGCAGGAAACCATTGAGCAGATGGAAGCGGTTGACAAAGTCCTTTTCGCCATTGCGAGTGAGCATTGCAAAAATGCAGCAGATTTTGCGGCTTTGCAGCAAAAAATGAATGATGGTCAGGATGTATGGTTAACGGGCGAAGAAGCGGCGGAACTCTTTGATAATGTCTCCCTTGTTGAACCCGAAAAGACAAGCAGCATTGCTGCAACTTGCGACCTTGCGGCCCTCGTTCTCAGAGCGGAGCAGGTAGAAGCGCCTGAAGACGAAGATGAAGAGAATCCAGAAAAACCAAAAGACCCAACCGCTGAAGAGGAGAACCCTGAATCTGACGAGAAACTGCCGGAAGAAGCTGAGGAAGATGAAGGCGAAGAAGAGGATAATCCGGAAGAAGAGCCTGAAGCTGATGAAGAAAAGGAAGAATACAAGGTCTCCGAAAGCCTCGCCGCACTTCTGGCCTACTGCGACAAACTGGAGTGATGTCAAATGAGCATCTTTAACAAGATTGCGAATTACTTCCGAGGCTATCCGCGCAGTGACCATGGCCCAGTGACGCCTGTAGGCATCGGAAACAGGGTCATGGTGGATATTAACGGAGATCTCACCTATGCGACCTGTGTTAATATCCTTTCTCAAGCCATCGCGCAGTGCCGATGGGGCATTTACGACAGGGCCTCCAACGCCATCCCAGAAGCATCCCCTGGCTTCAAAAAGGTTCTTAACGTCCGGCCTTATCCTGGTATTAATGCCTATGACTTCTGGGAGTATATGGAGCGGCAACGTCTCACTCTGGGCAATGCCTTCGCGTTAATTCGATACAAGGGTCTTTATCTCACCCATCTAGCCCCGCTTGATGCATCCAATGTGACGGTGATGTGGGATGACGCTAACCTGCTCGATGGACAGCGTCAAATCGTTTACCTATACCGCGATCCTAGGGATAGCAGAACCTATACCATCCTTCCTGAAGAAATTCTGCACTTCAAGGCCTATTCTTCTAATGGAATTGTAGGACGTCCGGCTATTGATATTCTCCGTTCGGCCATGGCTGCTAGTGCCGAAGTTGAAAGCGCACTGCGGACGGCTGTCTCCAACGGCTTTGCAGGAACAATCATGCTGCAGTATACGTCGGATTTGTCTGCAAGCAGGGCTAAAGAGCTGCAGACGCAGGTCATGGAGCTATTGAAGACAAAAGACAGGACCATCCTGCCGCTCCCTGTTGGCATGACAGCGATGAACATTGCCAATGATATTCGCAGCTACTATGAGACACTGAAGCAGGCCAAGATGGAAGATATCAGCGCTCTGTTTGGAATCCCCCTAGCACTGCTTAATAAGAGCGGCGGAACGGGAACGGCAACCTTTTCAGCTACACAGATGATGAATTTCTTTTCCATGACCATCCAACCGATTATTACCCGATATGCCTGTGAAATGACGGGAAAGCTCCTCACGACGCAGCAGCAACAAGATGGCTTGACGATTGCAACGGAAAACGATGTTTTTGATAGCCTTGATGCTGCGGGAAAGGCGTCGGTCCTCTGCAGTTATACCGGCGCAGGCATCTTGACACCGAATGAGGCGCGCCTGAGCATTAAATATCCAAAATCTGACGACCAGGGAGCTGATATCTTGACGCAAAGAGGCGGGACTGGAGCCCTTGGAGACAGCCCTGGAAACGAGCAAGGAAATAAAGGAGGAAGCAACAATGACAATTCTTGATCGCGGCGAACGCATCACCCTTGATGGGAAGGACTACGACATTGTTTTTCCCGTCAAAAGCATCATTGAGGTTGAAAAAGAAATTCAGGAACACAGCTTGCCATTCATGCTGGCGAATCCAGTACGTGCAATGAGCTTTTCCTTTTGCTATTCCCTTTGGAAATGGGGGCTCAAAGGAGGCAATCATGACCTTAGTGACGAAGCGATTGAATCCCTTTTCTATGACGCTATTTCTGAGTTGGGAAGTTATAGCGAGGTTGGTAAACTCTGCGTATCTGCTCTTCAAAAATCTGGAACAATTAAAAAAGTCTCAAAAAATCACGGGGCGGCGAATGCGTAAGTCCCGGCGCCGATATGGACAGCGCGACCGCCCTGATTGACGGGCTGGCACCGTTGGCCTTGGGCGAACTTGCGATGACCCCAATGGCCTTTGGTAATGCGACGATTGCAGAAATCATGGCCATGCTTGATGGCTATGAGAGGCGTCGAGAACAGCTTGAAGACCTTTTCATCCTGTTTTCTGCAATTCCTATTAGACAGGCATTTTCCAGTAAGCATAAAAGCGGGAAGGCTCTGTACGAAGAAATGACGCGTTATAGGCGTCGAAAGCAGTCTGGAGGGCTGCCGCCGATTGATCCTACGCTCGTCGCAAAGTGGAAAGATGTTTTGTGAGGTAAAAAATGCTTAAATCCATTGAGCTTGCTCATCAAATCAATGAGCTTAAAAATGCTATTAAGGCAATGATCAACGAAAAGAAGCCAGTCAACACGGCAAAAGAAGCTGAGCTGAAGGCACTTGTTGCAGAATATGCAACAGCTAAAGCTGCTGAAACGGCAGCGAAAGGAGAGGGAATTATGAACGATGCGAAAATCATGAACAGAGACTTCAATTCCGCTCTGCGGAAGTTCTTGGCACACAAAGACGAATCTGGCCTTACTGCTTTTTGGACCAAATATAAAGCTGATGCCAGCGGCCAGAATGGCGCGGTGACGGAAGATGGCGGCGCGACCATCCCGGAAGAACTGCTGCAGCTTGTTGAAAACGATAAATTCGGCGTTGACCTGAGAGCATTTTGCACGCCCGTTGCTGTTCACAGCAGATCCGGCCGGATTCCTATCATCGACTATTCTCAGGATGTCAAACTGGTTTCTTTTGATGAAAATAGCGAAATCGCACAGACCAAGAGCGCTTTTAGCCAGGCTAAATATACTCTTGCTAGCAAAGGTGCTATCATCCCTGTCTCCAACGAATTGATGCGGGATTCCCAGACCGATATCGTCGGCGTGATCACTACGCTCTTCAACCGCGTCTACGTTCGCGATTGCAACAGCACGATTATTGCCAGCATCACCAAGGCTGTTGAAGGGGAAAATAAAAAGGAAGTCGAAGGCCTTACCACGGCCACTGGCATTGATGCCATCAAGGAGACGGTTATCAAGTGCCCGCTTGACGCTGGCAAGAACGCCAAAATCGTCATGAACCAGACCACTTTTTCCAAACTTGCCATTGCAAAGGATGACAATGGAAACTACCTCTTGACGCGTGACGCAAACAACGAAACCATTCCGATGATTGAAGGCCGCGATGTTATCGTTGTGGAAGACGCAGATCTGGCAGCTGATACCATCATCGTTGGTGACTTCAGAACCATTTATCATGTTGCTTTTCCGGACCTTGAAGTCCAGTCTTCTGAAGAAGCAGGCTTCACGAAAAACAGCGTTCTCGTCCGCGCGATTGCCCGCTACGAAGACCTCATGACCTATGGCAAATGCTTTACTATCCTGACCAATAAGGCAAGCTGATGTTTAAAAGGAACCCTGGCAGGTTTAGATATGAAATCCAGCTCTTAAAGCCCAGCGAACCTACCAGAGATGAGCTGGGCGGAATCAAGCCTGTTAGCTATGAGCCTGTGATGACGGCCTGGGCCATGTGTGAGCAACGAAACCAGAGCCGCCAACAGGTGGTGGGCGATTATGTCACCGTTGCGACACGTTATTTTGTGGTGAGGGATTTGGCTGGAACGCCAGGCGAAGGGATTGATGCAAACTGGCGGATCCGAATGAATGGACGGGTCTACATCATCAGTGACGTCTTGCTTATTGATGAATCAGCCCCTCATTTTGTGCAGCTCACTGCAACGGCTATTTCTACAGGAGGTGGCGTAGATGGCTTATAAGGTCCCCTTTTTCGCGGTTCAAAGCGCACTATATAAGGTCCTTTCAGCAGCAGATGCCACGCTCTCCTGGTTTGACGCTGGGGCGACCATTGAAGAGATTGAAGGCTTTTATAAGGGCCGTCAAGCCTTTGCCTACGGCATCATGGGCGCTGCGGACGCGGATGCCTTGCCTAACAAGGACACGGTTGTATGGAATGCTAGGCTCGACCTTGAGATTTACAGCAGCTATCAAGGCAAGAAAGACGTTTCCGAACGACTGGAAGCAATTGTTAACTACCTGTGCGCCGAAGCTGCCTGGAAGGCCATCAATGAAGCCTTTGAAAAAGAGGGATTCACGCTGGTGTCCTTGAGCATTGGCAGCCTCAGAATTAACCTGCCCATCATTGGTGACAGTGGGACGTGGCAGTCAGGCGCTACGAGCTTGATTTTAAGGATTGGACAGAAGGAGAGTGATTGATTGTGGCCATTACGATTGCAAAAGAACAATATCCAGAATTTGCTGGCGCAGCCGGCACGTCCGGAAAACGATTCATGCTTTACTTGAACTATGGAGAGGGCGCAACTGCCGAGTCCCCAAAATGGGTGAAACTTGGCGGATCTGAATCCCTCCAGTTCACGCCGATCGTTGACGTGCAAACAAAGCAGACCAAGGACAGCGGCATGTGGGCAGAGGGAGCCGTGACTGGAAAGAGCTTTGAAGTTTCGGACACGGTCCTCATGAAGCGCGGTGATACGGCCCAGAAGGCCATTGAAGCCTTTATTTACGATGACGAAATCACCGCAGAAAAGAAGGCCCTGCAGTTTGCCCGCGTTGACCTCGACACAAAAGAATATCGAGTGTTTACTTGCATTCCTACCTCTTGGGCAGAAAAATCTGCATCTGATGGCATGGTTGAATACGACTTTAAGGCTACCGGAACGGGGCAACCGGTTGATAAGACGGGCTTTGTGATTGAATAAGGAAAAAGGGGATGTGAAGAAATGATAAACTCATTTCTTCACATCCCCTTCATGGACCTATTATTTCACAGCCCCTTTCTTTGTGATTTTTCTTCCTCCAGAGCATGGAGGGGTGTTGTGGAGGTGGAAAAATGGAACTGATAGATCTGCAAAAGAAGGTCCAGGACTACGTAAACAGCGGCTTTGCCCACGATGTTGTCCAGGCTGCAAGACAGGCCCAGGAAGCGACAAGATTATTCATAAAGCGGACTCATCCAGCAACAGGATTTGATGGTCAGAACCTGACCAATATGATTGTGAAGGGTGCTTTTAAGGTCGAAGGGACTGGCAAAGTCGTTGCAAACGTTTACGCCAACTATTTTGCTAGATGGTATAACACGGGCGCCTTGGGAAGAATCATCTTGCGCGGTCCAAGGAAAGGACAAAAAGGACCGACTTATGCCGCCCGCGGGGCCTATTTTGATCAGAATGCTGACGCCATTAGGCAATATTACATGGATTATCTTGTCGATTACATTGAGCGACGCCTTGACCTTTAGGAGGTGAATGAATGAGTGACGCAAAAATAACGCTGGAAACCATTGCCAGTGATGAAGGCTTAAAAAGGCTCAATACAGCCCTCGCAGATGGAGCTCAAAGAGCAGCACAGCTCCAGAGGGAGCTGAAGAACCTGGAAAGGGAAACGCAATCAGGCACAACGGCCACGGCAGAACAAGCAGATGCCATGAAAGCACTGCGAGTCGAATTGCTGGAGCAAAAGCAGGCCAATTCCGAATACGCAAAGGCAATCAAGGAAACGGTCTCTAGCTTAGGCGAAGTCAAGCAAGAGTCTGGGCTTTTAGACAGCGTCATGTCTCAACTCTCCGGACAGATGGGAATTGGTGAGCAGGCATTTTCTTCCCTTACTGTGGCTGCGGGCATGTTCGCTGCAAGTTTAGCTACGGAAGTCGCTAGCGCTCTGGCTGATTTTGGTCGGAAAATCGTAGAACTTGGACTTGATGCAGAGCATGGCGTTGCGCAGTTTGATGCAATGGTCAACTCTACGGTGGGCGGCGTCGAAGCCATGCAGCTCTTCAATACTGTTTCTCGCGACACGTATGACTTTGAGAGTGTCAAGGAAATGGGCATCGACCTCATGAATGTCGGTTACAGCGCCAACAATGCCGCCGCTATGATCAAGCTCTGCGCCGACACAGCTGCAGGCCTTGGAAAAGGTGAGCAGGGTGCAAGAAAGCTCGTTGAGATCTTGTCCCGTATGCAGTCGACCGGTGAAATGTCGAGCCGCCAAATGATTGCCCTGCAGCAGTCCGGGATGGACATTGATAAGGCTTTTTCCTCTGTCGGCATGACGGCAGAGCAGGCCATGGAAGCCATGGACAACGGAACCTTGGACGCCCAGACGGCTGTTGAAGCGCTCACGAGCTATATGAAAGATACCTTTGATGGTCAGATGCAGAAGTCCAAGGAAAATATCATCGATGAATGGGGAGACGTTGAGGGAAACCTTTCAGCCATCTGTGGATCCATCGGAGCGGCCATCTTTGAAGCCTTTGACAAGTCTGGTATCGTTCAGACACTCGTCGACTTCACGCAGGACTTGCTGGACCTTGTTTGGAGCGATGGAACAAGCGCTTTTAGTGAATTAGGTGCTATTGCTCAATTCGCCCTGGACGTTATCAATACGGGGCTCCAGATTGTTTTTGGAGCAGTCAAAGTCGTTATCATGGGCATTTATTCCTTTATCAATGCCTGGCGTGATGCAGGGGCTCGCATTGCTAATTTTCTGACTCCTATCCTGTCACCACTCCAAAAGATTTGGAATCTTGTTTCCAGCATCGTAAGTGCCCTTGGTCATCAAGTCGGTGCCGTCGTTGATAACGCATGGTCCAATACGGTAGGAGATGTCGTCAGGACGCCGGATTTTGATGATGGCAGCAGTAACCATTTCCATACCGCCAGACGCGAAGTCAAAGGTGGCGGCGGGGCTACTAGTGCAGGGGCATCTAGCGGGGAACGGTCTAGCGCCCCAGTTAATACTGCCGCCCGTGAAGAAGAGCGAGCGATTGAAAATCTTGTTAAAAAATACGGCGACTGGACAAAAGCACGGCAGGAAAATGCCAAAGCAGCCCTTGCTGAAGCAAAACAGCGAGTCCAGATGCTCAGCGGTGAGGCCAAAATTGAAGCAGATAGGCAAATCAAGCTCGATGAATACAAAATCAAGTTTGACGAACTCATGGATGGCTACGAAAAGGAACTTGGCCTTGCTTCTAAAATTGCGGACGAAGAAGAAAGAAAAATGGTCAGTGACCGCATTTCTGAACGAATCCGCGATGCTAAAGAACTCTATGATCTGCAGGTTAAGACGGTTGAATATCAGAAGAATCTTGCCAATCAACAGGCGAACTCCAAGAGTTTCATGGACGGATTTCTGGCCGATCCGGATTCCGTCAAGGACCAAGTTGACCAAATCAAGGAGACGCTGGAAACAGCGCTTGCAGACATTGACAGCGCCATGGCGCAGCCTGATGATGGCGAACAGCTGTCCAGTCTTGCTCAGATCATTGGAAAGAGTCCAGACGCTCTAGCTGAAGATTTGGAAACGAAAAATGAAACAATCCAAGAGTTCGCCGATGCGTACAAGCAGAACCTGATAGATATAGCAGAAGTTGAAACGAACAGCCTTAAGAATGCTCAAATCTGGCAAAAACAGGTTGATGCCTACTGGACAAACGTTGGAACGAGTCTTGGCGATGCCTTTACGGACATCATGATGGGGACAAAGAGCGCAGGCGAAGCCCTTGGTGATTTCGCAAGAAATGCCATCCAGAACGCACTCAAGATAGCAGCAGAATGGACCGCCCTTGCGCTGCTATATGCAGCATTTGGAGATCCCGCTCCAGGCAAGCATGCCAGTGCCACGCTCTTTGGAATGAAGTTCGCTGATGGCGGCCTTGTTACTGGCCCAGGAAGTGACCGAAGCGACTCTATTCCCGCCATGTTGTCTAATGGTGAATACGTCATCAATGCCAGCGCTGTTCGCCGGATTGGGGTCGGGAACCTCGACGCGCTCAATCAGGGCCGTGTCCCAAGCGGAATGGGCAGCAGTGGGCGAACAGCCCTTAGCAGCAATATCACCCTTCAGGTTTCCGCGATTGATGCTGCAAGCTTCAGCGCCTTCTTGCAAGGCGGCGGGATGAATGTGATTAAACAAGCACTTTTCGATGATAATAGGGACTTCAACGGAGAAAGCGGGGTGTGGTAATGGCCTTGAAAAAATTCCCTCAGAATATCCGGCATTTCAGCTGGAACAGTAAATTCAAGGAGTCCTGGACTACACAAGTTCAGACCTCAGGAAGTGGCAAGAGTAAGACCATGACCAATCAGCTTTATCCGGGCTGGGTGATCACGGAAAGCGTCGGATTTATGAGCAACGAAATGGCCGATGAGCTGATGGGATTTGTCGCTCTCGTAAAAGGGGCGTATGAGCCTTTTTTGTGGCTTGATCATACAAAGTGCCACGAAGAAGAAATTCAGCTCCCTATGGTCGCTCCTGGACGCTATCAGGCAGTGAGAAAGATTGGGTCCTATATAGAACCAGCCGATTACATTGAGGACGTCTCTGTGAAGGTAAATGGAGCTTTGAAAGAGGACGGTTATTCTATCAGTAATGGGCTCATCATTTTCTCCGTTCCACCAGCCGGCGGTGATATTGTGACCGCCAGCTACACCTATTGGTGGAAAGTCCGGTTCAAGGATGATGGCATGGGAATCACACGGATTTTTGATGATCTCAATACCTCTGATTCCTTCAAGATGGAGGTGGTCAGATGAAGGCCGTGGAAAAAGCCCTGGAAACTTATTTAAACCAGGAAAAGATGATTCAATCCTGCGACTTATACCAGCTAACCCTGGCTAATGGAAACGCGTATTACTATACAGACGCCGACGTCAACATTACTCACAACGGCCATGTTTATCGCCACGACATATTGATGTGGAAACGGGACCAGATTAAGCTGAACAGCCAGGTTTGTGTCGACTCTCTGACCGTGACCATTTACTGCTCGGACTCCGATATGATTGCATCTAAGCCGGTCATGAAAGCGGCCCTTGATGGAACCCTTGACAGGGCCAGATTGTCCCTCAAACGCTGCTTTTTCAAGGACTCCATGACCATTGGAGCCATTAGCCTATTTACGGGGAAGGTGGAAATCAAGAAGGCTGGAGGGCTTGCTCTGCAGCTCTCCATCAAGGCTGAAACGAGCGGCCTCAACATGGACTTCCCTGTTCGAAAATATTATCCGCAAGGCAGCTTTACAAGCACGGACGGAAAAGTCACAGCTGGCGGCGTGGATGCAAATGCCGTGATTGCGCCGTTTATTCCAAGAAAGGAGATGCTCCTATGAGTAATCTTGGGAACAAAATTGCTGCAGCATCTCTAAAATGGCTTGGAACGCCTCACGTCAATATGGCCAAGAGTCGAGGCCATGGCGTTGATTGCGGCATGCTGCTTATCGCTTCCCTGGAAGATGCTGGGGCTATTGCTCCAAATGGAATCCCTGTTAAGCCTTATAGCAATATGTGGCATTTGAGCCACGGGAAAGAATGGTTCAAGTCCTACGTCGAAACCTATTGTGACAAGGTGGAGACTATGGAGCGTGGCGACTTTCTGCTCTATCAATTCGGCCGTTGCATCAGTCATGGCGCTGTCTATGTTGGAAACGGCACTATTTGCCACGCCTACGTTGACACTGGAGTGATCCTTTCCAGCATCAATGATAGTATGCTTTTGGACGCAAAAGGAGAGAGCAGACTGCGAGGTATCTACAGATTTAGTCCTAACAAATATAAGGAGGTGAGGTAATGGGATTTTTCAGGGGAAGAACTGTAACTACGAGGGCAAACAAAATCTCTGATTTCACGGTTGCGACGGCTGAATACGGAAGCGCTGTCCCAGAGGTCCTTGGAACAACGAGGCTTTCTGGTAACGTGCTTTACTATGACGATTTCACCGCTCACGAACACCGCGAAACGCAGCGGACCGGTAAAGGCGGAAAGAGTAAGTCTGTTTCCATTACTTATACCTACACCGTTGCTGTGATTATGGGACTCTGTGAGGGCCCGATTCAGAGGGTGAAACGTGTCTGGATTGGGAAGGACGTCTATGAATACCCTCACGAAAAAATTCAAATGACGCTTTTTAAGGGCGACCAAAAGACACCTTGGCCATATGTCCAAGGGAAGCATCCTGAAAAGGCTCTGACCTATAATGGCCTAGCCTATATGGCTGGCGTCATTGACCTTGGCGATAGTGGCAGTCTTCCGAATTACAACTTTGAAATATGCGGAAAACTGCTTAGCAGCGGCGACGGCATTGATGCAAACCCTGCCGACGTAATACGCTACATTCTGGATAAAATCGGATTGAAAGACGTGGAAATCGACGGGCTGGATGAATATCGGCGTTATTGCAATGTGGCAGACCTATTGGTCTCTAGTCCCATGGATGATACGAGTGCAAAGAGCGCTCACGACATTATCAATGAGCTTGCTACACTCACTAACGCCTATATGTTCTGGTCTAATGACCGTTTCAAGATTGTTGTCAAAGAAGACCGAGCCATCAATGGGTGGAAACCGAACAAGAAGATCCTTTATGACCTTACAGCGGACGACTTCCTTCCCCAGAATGGTGCCCTTGTGACGTGCCAAAGAAAAGACAGCAGTGAAATCTTTAATCGCTTTCCAGTGGAATTTGTGAGCCGCAAAAATTCCTATGAAAAGGAAATCGTGGCCTATGAACTGTCTGAAGACATTGCTGATTATGGATTAAGGCAGGCAAGCACAACTTCAGCGCATTGGTTTTATACCAAAGAACGGGCCGTGAAACTAGCAGAACGGCTCGCTCGTGATGCACAGTACGGGCGAAACAAATTTACTTTTAAACTGGATTGGGCTTTCTGTCGCCTTGAAGTCGGCGACCTAGTCACACTGACAGACAAGGCACTAGGTCTTTCCAAGGAACCAGTCATGATTGACAGCGTTACGGAAGGAACGGATGGCACCTTGACCATTACGGCCATTTCAAGGCCACGAATGGATGCCCATGCCGCGGCTTATGATGTCCACGAAACGGACCGCCCTTTTATTGACTATAATGCCCAAGCGCCAGACACGGACACGCCTATTATTGTCCAGCCACCTGCGGAGCTTACCACGACAGGGATGGAAATCTGGATTGGTGCTAAAGGAAAAGGGAACCTTTGGGGCGGTTGCACGGTTCATGTCGCAGACGATGGGACAAACTACAGGACGGCAGGCCAGATTGCCAACAGCGCCAGAATTGGAACGCTCTCCAAGGGCATCAGTGCTACCGATACCACCATTGAGGTGTCCTGCAATGGAAGCTTTCTTGCGGGAACACAGCAGGACGCTGAACGCGGAAACACCCTGTGCTGGTTAGATGGAGAGTGCTTCAGCTACCAAGGCGCAGAACTCTTAAGCGACGGCAGATGGAGGTTCACGGACTGCGTTCGTGGTCAATACAATACGACTGCCACCAGTCACGCCGAAAACAGCGCCTTTGCCCGATTGGACAGCTCCTTGCTCAAGATTCCCTTCAGAAAAGAAGACATCGGGAAGGATATCTTCCTGAAATTCACTTCCTTTAACGTTTTTGGCAGCGGAGAGCAGGGTCTTGAAGATGTTGAGCCGGTTGAATATAAGTTACAGGCTTATTACATCCCGCCCGTCCAAAACGTCCGGGCCTACAACCGCTATCGGCATCTAGAGGATGGTGTGAGCCGCTATGACGTTGTTGTTAAATGGGACGCACCAAATCTTGACACCTATGCCTATGGTCAGGTTTGGCACAAGACTAATGGCACGCAAGGCGTTGATGCCGTCATGCGTGAAGGCGTGCCAGTTGCCGATACGGGCTTTAATGGGAAATGGATGTTTGGTGGCCAGGGGGCTGGCGAGGTCGTGATACCTCAAGCCATCGTTGGCGACACCTATGAATTTGCGGTCACGACCGTGGACAAGTTCGCTGCATCGACGAGTCCAGACGTGGCTCCGAAAGTGAAGATCACAGTGGCCATGAAGACCACGATTCCCAACCAGCCGGATGGGTTTGCTGTGGATTTCGGAAAAAATGTTACTGCGTCCTGGAAGGAAGTCACGAACACCGACATCATGTATTACGAAATTCGCACCGACGACGGAGCGGGCATCGAAAGTGAAGGCCTGCTTGTCCGGACGAACAGTCTCAGCGCCACGATTGCCCTGGCATCACGGCAGGGAACGCTTTACTTATTTGCCAAAAATGCCCTCGGCAAATATTCGACTCCTGCGATTTTGAAGTATCACAAGGCAGAGCCTCCAAAAGCCTTACCGCCGGACCTGACGGCAACAATCGGCGGGTTTGGTGTGACAGCCGCAGCGATCCCAAACGGTTGCATTGGCATGGCTATTTATATTGACGCCAAGGATGCCATCCGGACGGAAAACAACGTTTATTCCTACGCCTGTGGGGCTGGCATCTATGCTGTTAAAATTGCTTACTACGATCTTTTTGGAGAGGGCGAGAAATCAGAAGATGCCCTGGTCACAGTCAAGGTTGAAATAGACTCCTCTATGATTGCTAATGAAGCCATCAGCCTGGAAAAGGTGGATGCAGCCATCAAGGAAAAGCTTGCTAGCGGAGAAGCGGCAGAAAAAATGGTGAGAATCGTGAGCGACGACCTCAATAATCCAGACGGAGCCCAGAAATACACCGCTTTGACTCAACTGTCAGATGCCATCAATTTGAGGGTCAAGGCCGGTGAGGTAATCAACCAAATCAACGTTAGCCCGGAAAGTGTGCTCATTGATGGCAAAAAGGTCCATATCACTGGGGACACCTATTTTGACGACAATATTGTGACGCCGAAGATGATCCAAGCGGGAGCAGTCACGGCGGAAAAGATGGATGTTGATAAACTAAGCTCCATTTCTGCCGAAGTAGGGACCTTGCGTGGGGGGTCAATCTCAGGAACAGAAATCGTGGGAGCCAAAATCCGGAATGCGTCAAACACTTTTTCCGTCAGCGAAGAAGGCGTTATTAATGGTGTCACAATTAATAGTGGGACAATCAATGCCAATGTGATCTATCAGGCTGGCTATAAAGTTAAAGCAAGCGCGATGCTGAAAGGCCGCGTCTACATGGATGATGATAGAAGAGACCCCGTTAGTTCAGAAGATAAAAAGGCCGGCGTCCCAGACGCTGTTACCCATTACGGAGGTATGTATTTGCCACTGCCATTTGGATTTGCCAGAAAAGAATGCGTCTGGGGCATCAACCAAGAAACGAGTTCTTACAGATATTCAAGCGGCGATGGTTACAATACTGCTTATCAACATGCCTATCTGCCGGTTAACGATGTCCCCTACGTCATTGGCTATCCAGATCATGATGACTGGCTATATTACTGGGCCATTGGGATTCGATGAGAAAGGAGCAAGACCATGATTTATTACCTGATTCAAGCATCAACAAAGCGCTGTTTTGGTTATTGTGACTACCTGCCTGAACCTATGGATGGATTAATCGTTTTTGGATCCGAAGAAAGAATTGACAACGCTAATGATTATGTCCTCGACGGCGGCAAGCTAATTTACAATCCAAAGGAAAAGGCGGTGACGGAACAGCCATGAAAAAGACCATTTACCAACGCCCTGAAATACGGGACGAGCACGACAATATTATCCAAACGGGGACTTACGGCAAAGAGTCCCCTCTGGTCAATTCGACGAATGACGGCGTGCTGGACTACATCAACAACAACCTCGAAGCCCTGCACGATAATATCAACGGGGCAAGGATTTACGTAGCCAACAAGGCCGCACTCCCTGCTACAGGCGATTTATCCGCTATGTACATCGCAGAGGATACAGGCAAGTGGTATCTTTGGGACGGCACGAAGTACATCGAAACGGACAACGCCCGGAAAATTGCCGACGAAGCCATTGCCGCAAGGGACGCCGCAAAAGCCAGCCAGACGGCGGCGAAAACGTCGGAAAATAACGCAAAGACTAGTGAAAACGATGCGGCGGCAAGCAAGAGTGCGGCGGCTACATCGGCAAGTGCGGCAAAAACGAGCGAGAACAACGCCGGGACACAGGCCAACACGGCTAAAGCGTGGGCAACGGCAACGACCTCTCCCGATGGTGCGGCGGATACATCCAGTACCACAGGCAAGACACAGAGCGCAAAGAGCTGGGCCATGTACAGCAAGGACAGGGCAACGGCTTCTGCGTCCTCTGCAACAGCGGCGGCAACGTCGGCCACGGCGGCAAAAACGAGCGAAACGAACGCCGCTAGTAGCAAAAGTGCGGCGGCCACCAGTGCGACCAATGCGGCCAACAGTGCAAAGGCGGCGGCCACCAGTGCGACCAATGCGGCCAACAGTGCAAGGGAACAGCAAGCAGACTGGGCCGTGACGGACACGACGAGCAAGGCATATATCAAGAACAAACCACCTCTGGAGCATAATATTACTACACAATCCCTTACTGTAACTGGTGATACTTCTGTCCCTACAGCTCTCGTAGGGAACTCTACCAACACAATTGCAAGTACAGAGTTTGTGGCTAAGTCCCTTGATGAAATTGGCGAAACCATTGACGCTCACTACGTCAAAAAGTCCGACCTTTCCACTTCTGTTTCCACCACATCCCTCACCGTCACGGGCGAAACCTCTGTCCCCACAGCTAACGAGGGCAACAGTAGTAAGGCCATTGCCAACACGGAGTTCGTGGCGAAATCCATCTCCGCCCTTGTCAACGGCGCACCCGACCAGCTTAACACGTTGAACGAACTGGCAAAGGCTCTGGGCAACGATTCCAACTTTGCATCCACCGTGACGGCGGAATTAGCAAAGAAACTGAACAGCACGGAAGCGGCAAGCACGTACGCCACCAAAACGGAAGCAGGAGTGCCCTACCAGATTAAGCGAAACACAGCTTACAAGGTGGGCGACGTGCTGACCTCTCCCAGCCTTCCTCCGGGCTGTGTGATTGTCGTTACGCAAGCTGGGACGACGGGGAGCACGGAGCCGGACTGGACGACCATCAAGAGTAACATGGGGGGGTAATTAGCGATGGAACTGTAACGTTTTATATCAATGATACACTGAGCAAGCACAGTGTAGGTGATATTGTCTACAAAACAACGACAAAGACGGGAGAACATGAGTATCTCCTGCCTTTGGACGGTCAGACGATTGACGGTACGAAATATAAACGGCTGGTGGATTATATGGGAACGGCGACGTTGCCAGACCTAAACGGGCGCTATCTGAGAGCGGACAGCACGCCGGGGCAGATGGTAGAAGCAGGACTGCCGAACATCACGGGGATGGCTCATGCGTTGGTAGGGCCATATTCCCGTCTTGCGTGGGATACGAAAGATACCAGCAGTGGCCTTACCGGCCCATTCTATGCGAGTGGGAAGTATGGGAACTATGCTAGTGGGTGTACAACTAATGGAGAAACACATCCCCATACCTTGAATTTTGACGCATCCCGCTCTAACTCTATCTACGGTAAATCCACCACCGTAACACCGTTAACCTATACTGTGCGAGCTTATATCTGCTACGCATAAAGGAGAATAAATGAATACATTTACTGACGGAACCATGACGGGGAACATGCTGTCTATGGTTGACATGGAGAAACGGCTGGAAGCATTGCCAACAACAGACAAGGTTAACGCATTAATCAAACAGGCGATTACCGACCTGCTTAACAGCGGCGATGTAGCTGTCAATGGGACACAATTTAAAGTTGTAGCTGACAATAAGATTTCCAATAATTCCACGTGGAACAATTTTACATATACAGCGAAAGAATCTGGATGGTACAGTATGTATTGTTCGGATCCTAAAAGTGGAACGGGTTCGGCATTTATGAGAATTAATGATACCAGAGCCAAAGAGTCCAGAGTGAACGGCAACGGCGCAAGAGATATTTGCCCCGGCCCTATCTGGGTGAAGGCCGGAGAAACGATTCTCTACGGCTGTATTTATTTTGGAGAATGTATATTGCAAGTAACCACAAGGGAGGAATAACACATGGAGCCAATTACAGACGGAACTTGTAAATTCGTAGTTACAAAATCGGGGGGTATTGCCCGGAACTGTAACAGCGTTCTCCGGGACGTTTAAGGACGGATACCCGGTCAATAAAAACACGGGGCTGGTTGACAAGGAGTGGCACTTGTGCGACGGCACGAACGGAACACCCGACTTGCGTAACCGCTTCATCTACGGCGGTGACGGGACTAACAACGGGGCAACGGGCGGGGAAGCGAGCGTAACGTTGACCGTGAAAAATATCCCAGAGCATAGCCATACAGGAACGACAAGCACAAATGGAGCGCATAAACATGGCACGTGGGGAGAAAAAAGCCCCAGTTTTAAACTTCCTTACGGTTACTACGACACAAATGTGAACCATTCTGGTTCAAATGGAGGCATAGACAATGACAATCCGCTTTTTAATACATCATCGGATGGCGACCACAACCATACATTTACAACCGACAATACAGGCGGCAACCAACCCCACAACAATATGCCGCCGTACTACACATTGGCATACATCATGAAACTTTAATGGAGGACATCAATCGTGAACGACATCATCATCGAGGGATTAAGCACAGTTATCAGCCTTGCCGTGGGCGGGCTTATCGGCTACGTCGTGGCGTACGTTACAGGACTGAGGGCAATCCGCAAGGGGATGCAACTAATCTTGCGTGCGTCCTTGAATGATATGTACATCAAATTCCAAAGCCAGCCGCCCACAGCGGACGACAAACAGGCGTTCGAAGAAATATATGGAGTTTACGAAAAACTGGCAGACAACGGTGTTATGACCGCAAAACATGACGCTGTTCTCCACATGGCCGAGGAAGTGAGAAAGTGAAGGAGTTACAAAAGACACTGTTACGTATCATGGGTGGCATGGGGAGAATGAAGGTTAAAGGGTTGCCACGAGCCTTGGTGATTATTCTTATGCTACTTATCATCGGGAGCGTATGTCTGTATATTGGCGGTTGGTTATGGCTATTCCATACCGGAAAGATTGACCTAGGGGCCATGAACAGCTTGCTACAGACACTCACAGGAGCAAGTTTTATTGCCGCTGTCGGATTCATCGGGAAAAGTTTAATAGACGACGACGGGAACGGAGTGCCTGATGAGTGGGAAGAGGAGGAAAAAGATGATAACACCAACGTTCGTTGATTATGGACTAATGTTTGAACCACTCATGGAACGGGGGAGAACCGATTTAATTGTGATTCATCACACCGGGAATCCCACGGATGATGATTTAAGCGCCGAGGAAATCCATGAATCCCATCTTGCGCAGGGATGGGCAGGAATCGGCTATCACTTTGTCATCCGCAAGGATGGTACTGTCGAAATGGGGCGCCCAGTGGACACGGTAGGGGCGCACGCATACGGTTATAATAGCCGTTCCATCGGGATTCATGTTTGTGGTAACTTTGAAGTCGGAGAACCGACGCCCGAACAGATTGAATCCTGCTCCATCCTCGTTGGATGGCTCACGGAAAAATATGAACTTGAAGTGGATGAGAATCATGTTGTAGGTCATCGGGACTTGATGCCGACGGCTTGCCCGGGGGAAGCACTATATAATCAGTTAGATGTGATCCGTGGCAAGGCTTTATGGTATCAAAATCACTACGACAACGAAGGAAACTACTATGATTAGTGTTCAGACTCGTGTCAAACTGCGATTTTTCGCATACACGCTATTTTGCTTCACTATCGGCCTTGTGACGGGACTTTTCTTCCGTGTGATAACAAATAAGGACGCCACACCAAAAGCCGCTCAAATCGAAAATGTGGCGGCAGAAACGAAAGTGGAAACAAAAACAGTCGTTAAATACGTCCCCAAAGAGTCCCCACATGATGCAGATATTGACATCTCCGTGCCCAAACAAGAATTGACTGTAAAAGTCAATGGGCACGAACAGACGTTCAAGAAGGAAGAGAATGAGCGCTACGTCCTAGACAAGAATAAAGTGGCCTTGGAACAGCAATCGAAAGCGACGGTAGAAGTGAAGGTCCCCGTCATCGATGAGATGAGAAAATGGGAACTTGGTGTCGGCGTAGATAAGCACGGACAGCCTGCGGGCATGGTAGGCTTCCCCATAAAGGGGCACGTCGGCGGCTGGGTAGCAGGGAGCAAGGGTGCCATCATGGGCGGCGTAAAGGTGCATTTTTAAGGATATAAAGAAAACCCCGTAGAGCTAGAAAATATCTAGTTCTGCGGGGGAATTTTTTTTGTAAATAAACAACGCATATACATTGACAAACCAACGCATATGCGTTATAATATAATCGTAAGGAAGGAGGTGAAACCGATAGATAAAGAAACAAAGGATTACTTGGAAATCTTGATCGGAGTTGCAGGGTTAGCCCTGCAGGGAGTGAGCCTGATATTGCAGCAGCGGTCAGGGAAAAAGCAATCCAAAAGAAAGTGGCCCCGCAAACGCAGACACCGTAGGAAGTAGATGCGCAAGCAAGGCCGAAGCGGGAAAGGGGCGCAAGCCCCTGACCTGCTCTAATTATAACAGTAAAAGGAGCGAAAAAACATGACAAAATATTTTTTTCATATAATCTTTATTATTGGTGTACTTTTAGCGAATTATACCACAGAATGGAACTGGGAACACATTAAATTATTTGTATCGGGAGGGCTGACAGGTATATGGATCATGATGATTTTAGCGAAAAAGCGTTGCTGGAAGTAATGTCTGCATCAGAAGCTGCCGCATTATGGGGAAAAGCACCTATAACCGTGCAACAAGCGTGTAAAGGATACGGTAATATTCCACCGCGCATGAAGCCTACGGAAGCTAGAAAATCAGGCAAGACTTGGTTGGTTACTAGGACAGGGATGGAACGGGTGTTTGGACCTTTGGACGGCAAAAATACGGCAAAAAAATGATGTGAAAAGGAACTTTTGATGTGATAAATATCGAGAAGGCAATTATGGCCACTGTGATACAACCTAGTGTTTGGGATTTGTGGTGGAAAATTGCTATATATCACGACAACTTCTGATTGTTGCCGTCTTGACGATTATGTATCTTTACATTACCTTCTGAAACATATGGCGCACCTTGTCCAGGCGGCTGTTTGGACGGCGGGGCTGGATGACCGGCTGACCGACAGCGGCCTGATACCCTTTCAGTTCTGTAAGGCATACGCTCTGCCCGTTGG